CTTCTCTTCCTTCTCCTTCTTGGAGATCTTACCATCTACATCACTTTTTTCGTACCACTTACCATCACCGTCATCATCTTGCCAGCGTTCTTTATCCTTTTTACTCTTCTCCAATATTTGCCGATACGCATCGGTCATGTCTGGTAGAGGTGATCTATTGGTGTCTAACATTTTATGATAAAGTCTTGTCCCTTTTATTTAGCTTGCGAATGAATTCACCTGGAGTTAATTTTCTAACATAATTGTCAAGTTGATCTGTACCAACCTCACCAGCAGGTTTCCAGTTAAAATACTTAATGTCATTTACTTCTACTAAGTCTTTCAACCAAGAACGATAGATACCATCACGCTCATCAATAGAGATGACATAATTGCTACCACGACTAACAACCTTAGAAACGATCCCTGTGTTTGTGTTTTCGACAAAACTTCCTACCTCAAATAAATTTTGATTAAAATATGCTTCACGAAGACCTTGAGGATCTAACCTAGGAGCAATCTCATACAGTTCATATGATGCTTCAGCAAAATCTTCACCAAATTCTTCTACTTGCATTGCTTGACGTAAAGTCATGTATAACTTTTCCGTACCATCTTTACCTAAACTCTTTGTCATTCCTTTACTAAAGGAATCAAAATCATCTTCTGCTGCTGCCTTACGAAGTTTAGATGCAGACATACCTTCCACACCTTCACCATCTGGATCTCTTGCTCCCGCAGAAACTACATTGATCTCATCAAATGTGTATATATCTCCGTTGTATTTCTGTGCAAGACTATTAAACTCACTAACTCTATCACCACCAACTACTAAATTTACTGAACTATATCCTTCACCATCAAGAGTAGTAAGAACATCAAAGATAGTTCTCATCTCTTCATTGTTTTGAATAGCATTAGCATGATCAGGATATGCTTGCTTCATAAATCCAATTTTAGTTCCTGCATCAAGAGGATTCTTCTTAGGATCTTCAGATCTAGATGGATATATTCTATACTCTCCTCCAGTAGACTTTGCCTGTTGAGCAACCTTGTTTAAAAGTTTCTCATGCCCAACAGTAGGTGGATTAAATCTTCCAAATGTAACAGATATGCTACCTTGATCGACCTGACCCTCGCCGCTTCCAGTTTCTTCTCCTCCATTTTGCTGCGTTGCAGTTGCTGCTTGTTGGGCAGAAACCTTTATTAGTTTACCGTCCTTAGACAAGTGAGTAACGTTGCCATTTATATCGGCATACTTACCATACCCTACATGCTTAAGTTTTAATTTCTCTGCTTCTTTAGAAGCGAAGGATCTTTCGGCTTCAGTTAGGAAAGCACTGAACTTTTTCATTCTGCCAATTCTTACTAAGGTTAAAGTTTGCTCTACTAAAGGTCAATCGATCTACAATTTTGTAAGGATTGGTTGAAACCGTAACGAACCCCTCATGTTGAGAAGATTCTCCATCGATGTAACATTCAACATTTCCATTTACAACAATCGCATCGAGTAGACGCTGTTTCAGTTGGAAGATTTTGTGCCATACCTTAAAGGTACTCACATTGACTTCTCCCTTATATTTAGCATCTAATGTATCATACATTTCCTGAGGGTGCGGAAGAGTACCTTGTCGTATAAATGAATTGATATGTTTTGCTACTTCGGTGCGGGATTGTGGAACCTTTGCGACTAGAAGTGTAGGTAGTATCTTTGCTAGGTGTCTCCATCCTAAAGGTGGTTCTACTACAGCATTATTAGTATCAACAAAGTAGCAACCAGGAGTAGATTCAAGACTAACTCCTATCTTACCCTCAGCAGTAGGACTAAGTTCTGTATACTCTGTATGAGGTGCTAGAATAATCTTTTGAGTGATGGTGGAAGGAAAATTATATTGAATAGTATTAGGACAATAAACATTGCCCCCACCGACACCGATCCAATCAGCTTGGATAATACGATTGATACGAGGAAGGTGATCAAAAGCCAACCTAAGAATGTCTGCGACAGTTCCTTTATGATTCTGATCAATGTCCTCATGACTATAATTGATTTTAATTTTACGTTTATTGAAGACAGACTTAGTGCCAACGAAGAACTTACCATTCTCAGGGTTCGTTCCAAACACCATAGCAGGAGCACCGTCCCATTTAACAGACAGTCTAGTAACTGTCACAAGTTCCTTGATAGCATCTATTGCAACCCTACGTCCTTGGAGAATCGAATCTTCAGGATGCTCAAGGTGCTTGTTAGGCATACGTGTCTCTTCATTACCCCTATATTATACTCCATTTTAGAGGGTAATGGGACAGTAGTGTGCCAGTTTATTTACTGGAGTTTCCAGTACACAGAAGACTTGTCTGACTGTGAAGATGCATACAAATATATCTCTTTCATTATCTGATCAGAATCTTTATGAGTTGATACCCAATCTAATAATTTTAATCCCGAATACTTACTATACTTCCATGCTTGTTCTGCCTCATCTTTAATCCATGCCAAATCAGTTGATCTATTCTTTAAACCCTTTGCCTTATATTTTACCAGTAAATTATAAATCTCTTCATCTAACTTACCATTCTTAGCTTTACTCCAAGTATCTGTTCCTCCATACTCAGGTAGTGTACCAAACTTACCATCCTTTAATAATTCTTGTACCTTCTTACCTTGTATCTTACCCTGTGCAGCAGACTTACCTTTCAATTCTAACTTCCAATCACCCTTAGTAGGACCACCAAAGTTTCTTGCTTGAAACTTCTCGTAAGTACTTGTACCATAATACAGATATACATCCATAGGATGATTATCTTTCTTTCTACCATTATCGAATGTTAAATCATACTTTTCAAACTTTGCTTTCTCATTCTGCTTTCTCTCTACAGCAGGTATATCATTCAACAGTTTCATTTTAGGGGAACCTTCAATCTTCTTCAAAGATATACCAACTAACTGTTCTTCTATTCGCAATTGTAATAGAGCATTGTTTAAACAATCAATAGTAGTTTCTTTGTCAAGATGTTTCTTTACTTTAGTCTTATCTTTCACCATCCATATATCAGCAGGATTCCATTTGTCTTCTGATGATAAATTAGTCTGACCTTTTACTCTATTAAATGCATTCTTAACTGCACCATCATCAATAATAGAATCACCTCTAACAAATGTCCATCCACTTCCTTGTACCTTATCAAAGATCTCCTTAGCACCTGCCCAAGATGATTCTTGCCAATCTTTTCCTAGTGACATAATTTCATCTAATTTAGAAGTTACCTCACAATGTTTCATACCACATTTAAAATCTTCTTCAGTAAATGCTTTCTTCTTTTCTATGTTAGGACAATAATATCTCATAGCAGCATAAACACACTGTGCAGATTCTACTAGTGCAGTTTGTGCAGCACCACCACCAGATCCTTTACTATTCTCTGGTTTGACTTCTATTCTAATAACTTGTTTCTCTCTTATTGGAATATCTAACGCAGTACCTTTTGCATTAATTGTAATTCCTGGATATTTCTCATCCAATGCACCTTTTATATTTTCAACTGCTGTACTTCTTTTGTTTTGAGGAACAAAAACTTTTAATGCTATCTGAACTTTCTTAGTTGAGTCCTTGTCCTCTACATTCTTAACATCAAATAAGTAATACGAATAATCATCACCCCCTAATGCATCCATTACATCTTCAAATGGTTGTTTATTAATTGGGGGTATTGTTATTGCCATTAGTCAGACACAGGTCTCCACTAATATTTATTCACCAAGCCCAAGAAACCCAACTATATCTTGTGCCAGAAGTAACAGGTTTTACTTCATGTGACCAAGGAAAAGCAGACGGGAACACTATGGTGTCTCCCGTCTTTAGTTTTGGTGTATATTCTTCACCATCAAGATAGAATACTAAATCTCCTCCTTCGTATTCTTCATTAAGAATTCCAATTATACTGAGAACTGGAATGCCTTTTTGATCCCCATCAAAACAACTATGAATATGATCAATATGCTTCTCCATACATTCACCTTCAACGTAACGATTAAATCTAGGAGAACTTCCTGCATGGATATTAAAATCTCTTTGTGATGCGTAGGTGTTTACACAATATATTGACCAATTTGTAAGTTTATCATAAATGGATTGTTCGCACTTAAATGTTAGTGAACAATTTTGATACTCTAAAAAATTAGCATTAGCATCTCTCCACTCTCCTTTTTGCCATTGTAAAGAGTTTATATCTTTCTCTGATAGAATAGGTTCTTTTGGTTTGTATATGTCAATATACTTTTGTAGAAGATTCATAAACTATCATTAAGTCCTTCTTCGACTTGTTCTAATAAAGGAACTACATGTATGATGTTATCAATATTAGACATCATATCTGCAATATGTTTTGCGATGTATGGTTTTTCAGTACGTGCTGCAAATGATAATGCATTACGTAAACTTTGTTGTGCCTCTAATAGAGACGATTCTACTTGTTGTGATAGTGCCATGTCAATTCCAGTGTCGGATTACTCCTGCGATAATAAAACAATTAGTGATAAGATAAGTAAGAAAGATGAAAGATCGTATAAGGAGTACAATATCATCATACCTCTTGGTCTTCTCATCAGAGAACGAACCCAACGCATACTTCCATACTCTCCATAACTTAGTGAGGGTCATAGGCATAAACAATACCTACAATGATTGCTACTATTAATAAGATAGCAATAGATCCAAAAATTAAATGCATTACAAATCTCCTTGTTTACGGTTTTCAGAATAGTGAGCATCAAATTCCCCACCAGGATATCTTGATTTTAACTTATCTATATTCATCTCAATAACCTCATCTAGATCTACTCCTAATCCCATACATGCTTGCATAACATACCACATAACATCACCCAACTCACGTTTAAGATGCCACAGATTTTCATCATTAACTGGTTTACCTTGAAAAACTATCTTCTTAATAATCTCGGTGAACTCACCAGACTCAGCACATAATCCTACTGCAGCAGTAAGTAATCTATGAGTATCAAAATCTTGATAATATAAATCTGCTATACGATGAGTAAATGCATCACCATTTTTGCTCTCATCAGAGGTTACACCATCAACAAATTGAGCATACTTTTTAAGATCAATCATACTTTAGGTCTTGGAAAGTTTTCTTTGATTTGAATTTTTGAACTAGATCAATTTCAGGTTGACCAGAATCAACTAGATCTT